AGCTTTAGCATTTGCTATCACGGAAGAAGCTATCGAAGATAATCTCTACGATAGACTAGCTTCTAGATACACAAAAGCTTTAGCAAGATCTATGAGTAACGCTAAACAAGTAAAAGCAGTTGAACCTTTAATCAATGGTTTTGGAACTTTCAAAACTGGAGATGGAGTTGCTTTATTTAGTGGTTCTCACCCGACAGTAGCAGGAACGTTTTCAAACACGTTAGCTACAGCGGCGGATCTTAACGAAACTTCATTAGAACAGTCGATGATTGACATCGCGGCTATGACTGATGAAAGAGGTCTAAGAGTTGCAGCAAGAGGAGTAAAAATGCTTATTCCTTCTAAGCTTCAGTTTACAGCTGAGAGATTGATGAAATCTCAAGGTAGAACTGGAACAGCTGACAATGATATCAATGCAATCGTATCAATGGGTATGGTTCCTCAAGGTTATAGAGTGAACAACTACCTAACAGATGACGATGCGTTCTATATCTTGACAGACGTGCCAAACGGCATGAAAATGTTCAACAGAGCACCGTTGACAACTGCAATGGAAGGTGATTTCGACACTGGCAACGTAAGATACAAAGCTAGAGAAAGATATTCTTTTGGAGTATCAGACCCTAGAGGTATTTTCGCGTCACCAGGTGCGTAATAACTAACTAATTAAAAAGGGGGCTTTCGGGCCCCCTTTTTTTATGATAGAAAGATAGGACTCATGAAAACATTTCGAATACAAATAAGAGCATATGGCTACTATGCTGATTTTCAACTTGCATCAGAAGACAGCACTGAAGCATTCAATAATGCACTAGTTGACAAACTAGGAGAAAATGCTATAACATGGGAAAAAGATGGATTTATAGACCATCGTAAACTATGGATAACCTACGAGGAGATCATAGATGCAGACTCAAGTAAGAGACCTTTACAAAACGAAGAGGGGCCTCGAGACAGAGTGGGCGGTGCAACAGCGTGATAACCAAAGATATACTTTGGACATGGTCAGGATTGACAATAAAATTAGAGAAGTTGTTAATCAAATTAAGTTAGAAGAAGCTAGATTAGCTAATCTAACTAACAAGATCGAAGACGCAGCACCCGAAGTTTCTGTAGCTACTTAGTAAAAAGCTACATCTTGGATAAATATCAAACCAAAGCACGGGCTCTCTTGCACTCTACTAAAAAAGGGAGTATAAATTCCTCACTGTATAATTATTAAAGATCATAGACGCGTACAGTCGACGGCCTAGAGACTATGATCATATAAACTAGGAGGATATAATATGGCAAAAACAACGTTTTCAGGACCGGTGATTTCCAAAAATGGATTTCAAAATACGGGACCTGGCATGACTGTTAGCTTAACAGCTGACACAACTTTGACAGTTGCTACACACGCAGGTAAGATCTTACTTACAAATGATGCTGACGGTAAATTTACTTTACCAAGTATCAATGTAAATAGTAACGGTGCTACTGCAGGTGATACTGACTTCAATAACTTAAACAACATTGGTGCAACTTTTCACTTTTATGTGGAAACAGCTGCAACTGATATGGACATCAAAACAGATGGTACTGACAAATTTAAAGGCGGTATCATGATAGCTGTAGATGATGGCTCTAAAAAAGCTTTCATACCAGGTGCATCTAACGATGTTATAACTATGAATGGTTCTACAAAAGGTGGAATCGTTGGTAGTGTCGTATCTTTCACAGCGATTGATACAGCTACATATTTGGTTCACAATTCTTTATTGCTTGGATCAGGTACAATAGTAACACCATACGCAGACGCGTAATAAGTAATTAGTGTGGGTCTTCGGACCCACACTTAAATTTAAGGAGATAAAATATGGTAAGTGACCAAAAAACTTTACACATGGATACTATTGGTTCTAATACTTTATCAAGAGCCGGCAGAGCTAGAATTACTTCTATTCAAGGAAAAGGAATAGCAAGTTCTGTTCTTAAGTTGCACGATTGTGCAACTACAGGCGAGGCAGATTCTGGTAATTTAGTGGCTACATATAAGTATAACACTGAAGGTTTAGAAGTATACATTCCGGGTTCAGGAATTCTTTTTGAAGATGGAATAGTATTTCATTTAACTGGATCAAGTGGAAGCGTTACTGTAACTATTACAGGAGCATAAAGTGGCTAATACTACTTCCGGAACAGTTAAGTTCGACAAGCATTTTGCTATTGATGAGATAGTAGAAGAATCTTTCGAACGTATTGGACTACAGAACGTAGCTGGTTATCAATTAAAATCAGCCAGAAGATCTCTTAATATTTTATTTCAAGAATGGGGCAATAGAGGTATTCACTACTGGGAAATAGCTGACACAAATCTTGATTTAATTGAGGGGCAATCTGATTACGATTTTTTCAGAACAACAGGAGATGGAACAAGCGCAACTACAACCGCACCAGCAGATGTATACGGAATGTCTGATGTTTTAGAAGCACAGCTAAGATCTAATAGAACACAAACAACTCAATCGGATTCACCGATGACAAAAGTAGATAGATCTACTTATGCAGCATTTTCAAATAAACTATCAAAAGGAACACCTAATCAATATTGGGTAGAAAGATTTATAGACAAAGTAAGAATACACGTTTATCCAACACCAGATTCTACAAACGCATCTAAAGACATGCACTTTTATTATATTAAAAGAATACAAGATGTAGGTGATTATACAAATGCAACTGATGTTCCATTTAGATTTGTACCTTGCATGGTATCGGGACTTGCATACTATCTTGCACAAAAATATAAACCAGAATTAATTCAAGCAATGAAACTAGTTTATGAAGATGAATTAGCTAGAGCTTTAGCAGAGGATGGGTCAGCTTCAAGCACATATATTACGCCTAAAGCTTATTACCCAGGAACATAATGGCTAAATTTGCAACAGGTAAATATGCAAAAGCAATATCAGATAGATCTGGTTTAGAATTTCCATATAAAGAAATGGTAAGAGAATGGAATGGTTCTTTTGTTCATGTATCTGAATTTGAACCAAAACAACCACAATTAGAACCAAAACCAATGAATGGTGATTCTATATCTTTAAGAAATATTAGACCTGACAGAATAGAAAATGCAGTTCCTTATTTATTACCTTCAGATGCTTTTGAAACTTACGAAGCAGGTTCAGGAATTATAAACGTAACTGCACCAGGTCATGGTCTAACAAATGGCGACACAAAAAGATTTAGAGGATCACCCTTAGCAGTAACAGCTGCTGGAGGTAGTTTTCAATTTGCAGATCCAGAAAGTTTTGATGGTATTTCAGGATCTAATATTGCAAAAACTGCCGGTTATACTATTACAACAGGATTATATGTAAGCGGAGCTAGAGTTTCTACAGAGTATGCTGTAGCAAATTTCTTCTTCTTTACAGTAGACACAGATACTGCTACAAAAGGTGGAGTATCAGGAGGAGGATTAGGATGTTCAGTTGGGCCCGTTACATTGAGTGCATAATGGTTTTTACTTATAGAGTATTAAAGAAACAGCATTGTTGGAATCACAAAAGCTATACAGTTAGTTGTGATTATTGCAAAAGGATAGCAGCATAATGGCAGGAATTAGTTACAGCACTTTAGTTACACAAATTAGAAACTATACAGAAGTTGATTCTAATGTTTTAACTGCTGATCAATTAGAGAATATTATTTTAAATGCTCAATATAGAATAATGAGAGATGTTCCTATTGATGCTGATAGAAAACAACAAACAGGAAATTTAGTTACTGGACAGGAAACAATAAATGCTCCAGGAGGAGCTTTATTTATTAGAGGTATACAAGTATACGATTCTACGAGTGCTACAACAGGAGCAAACAGTTGGTTAGAGAAAAAAGATGTTACTTATTTACAAGAATATTCTCCATCAACAGAATCATCAAAGAGAGCTAAACCAAAATACTATGCTATGTTTGGTAATGCTACGGGCGATGGTGATACCAACTCAGGACGTATATTCTTATCTCCTACGCCAGATAGCACCTATAAATTTAGAGTTCACTATAACAAAGCACCAGCTACTTTAGAGTCTGGCAATGCTACAAACTACATTAGTTTAAACTTCCCAAATGGCCTATTATATTGCTGTTTGGCAGAAACTTACGGCTTCCTAAAAGGCCCAGCAGATATGTTGACATTATACGAGCAAAAGTATAAACAAGAGATACAGAAGTTTGCTAATGAGCAAGTTGGAAGACGAAGAAGAGATGACTATACAGACGGTGCAGTCAGAATTCCAGTTAACTCAGTAAACCCTTAGGAGATAAATTATGG